CGGCCGGTCTCGTCCTCCAGGTTGTGCTCGACGATACAGGTACGATAGTCGAACATGGTCGACATCATGGTCAGCAGATCCACGTCAGCCTTGGTCGAGCGGTTTCGCCTCTGCTGACGGTTGCCCTGACCACCACCCATCTCGATGGACATCTTCATGGCCAGCTGCTGACGTTCCTGCTTCTGACCGAACGACATGCGCCGCAGGACGACGTAGCCATCAGGACACGTCTCGAGCGGAATGCGTTCCCCGGGACTCTGGTCCACTGTTGCTCGGGGCATCTTCTCTCCTCGTTTCTCTAGGACTCACTAGAAGTCTATCTTTCGTCTAACCTATCTAGACTTTAGTTAGACAGACAAACCCGGGCTCTAGCGACTCCTTATATTACTTGCTTGACCTATTGAGTTAGACTTGCAGCTTAGACACCGGTGATGCTTCCTACACAGCACCCCAGGGCTGATGGTTCCCTGTTGAGTTTTGACAGAGGTTACGTGATGTCGACAGTCGCCTTGATGGTGACCTTGTACGCCGCTGCAGCCGTAGCATCGTACGTACCTTGGTACGCGACGGATGCACGAACCAAATCGCCCTGGGACGACAGGTTCATGGTGTAGGTGTCCTTCACCGCAGGAGCCATGTCGATCTGGATGCTCTCGTTCGCCGACTTCGACGCGAGGATGATGATGGCCTGAGCCGTGAGTGTCTTGAAGGCGTCGTACTCGGTACGAGTGAGGAAGTCGCGTTCTGCTGTCAGGGTGACAGAGCGCTCACCGTACTTCATGAACTGGGCGCCGCGTCCGGTGTTCTTCAACCTGAACTGCGGTTCGGCGTTGTCGGCGACGGTGAACGTGAAGGTATCCGTATCGAAGACCTGCGTGGCCGTCGGGATCTGAATGTTGTACTCACCTGCACCGAACGGCTGGACCTGACCACCAGTCCAGGTCGGTGTCGGGAGAGTCTGAGCGGCTTCGTCCGAACCGACGATGTTCCAGGTGACCTTCAGCTGACCGTCCTCGACGGTGTAGTTGAAGCCACCAACGACGCAGCCAGTGTAACCGAAGATCTCACCGTCACGAACGACGGTGATCGACGCGGTGTTGGTCGCGACCGCGTTGGCGTTCGGGGTGAAGGTGTACGTCCACGGAGACGCCGCACCAGTCTTGACGAGTGTCGCCCGACTGATCTTGTGGAAGTAGACACACTTGTCGGAGAAGGCCTCCATCGTGATGTCACCGGCAACGTTCACGTTGCCTGGCACACCACCGAGGTTGTCGACGTTCTGTCGAATCGGACGACGCCAGACAGTGGCCTGGGGACGGGTCAAGCTCTCCGAGAGGATGGGGATGTACACGGTCGGGGCCTGGTACGTGCCCGAGACCGTCTCAATGGCAAAGCCGACGAACCCACCGCCGCCAATTCCGTAGGCCATTTAGACACCTTCTTCCACAACGATGAGTTCACAGTTCGGAGGTACGTACAAGATCGAGTACGGCACATGATTGCCGTTCTCGAATTGGCTGACTGTCGCAGAGTCGACGTCGTGTTCGGCGCCGTCATTGGGAAACGTGCCGACCAGGTGGATGTAGACCTCAGCACCAGACGGCTCACCGTCGAAGTCCACTTTGATTCGGTACTGCTTACCGAATTCCTCAGGTGCGTAGCTCATTGGTTATACCCCGGACTCATAGGGAGGGCTGTCTTGCTTATGCCCTCGACGGTCAGTCGAGCTGCGCGGTACATCGTACGCCTGGTATCTACTAGACGCGTAACCTCACCAGCATCAATGTCAGTAACAAGACTGTGGATAACCAGACCCCCCAAAGTAGGATCTGCGTGAACCAGTTTCTCAAGGCTCTCAGCAAGCTGATCCACTTCTTCGTTGTTCTTCTGGATGTCCTGAATCTTGCTATGGTACAGGAGCAGATAGCACCTGAGCGTATTCTCGACTCGTCGAGGTGAGCCTTGGAGCTCGCGGCGCTTGCCGTCAGGTACGACACAAAGCGTCGGAGTTCGCGGAATCTGCTGCTGGTCGCCATACCAGACGTCGGCGAGACCTAGCTCTGCCTGATTGGCTTCGGCGATGCCTTGCAGTGTCTTGGCGAAGACATAGTAGCTTCCAGAAGTGGCATCGAGCTCCAGAGGTGATGTCACATCGCACCTCCCAGCAGTCCCCAGTTCTTGGCGAGCTGCTGTCCAAGCCAGTCGTCGAAGACCTGCATGACGGCGTCTTCATCCTCGTCTTGGAACATGATGAATGGTCGGGCGGGAATGTTAGCACCGCCCCCACCATTACGAGCCTTGCCGGCGAGGATCTTCGCGTCAAGCGCCTTCATGGCTGCCTTGGCCGCCGCACCCGCAGACATACCCTTCTTGATGTTTGCCTTAACGGCACCACCCATACCACCGTACCCCTCTTGGTGGATGTTGCCGTAACTTACTGAGCCAGGCAAGGAGCGAACAGCGGCGAACTGGTCTGTTACCGACCAAAGGCTTTCGGATGTAGCTGCAGCCTCTAGGGCACCCGTAAGGTGAAGCAATCTACTCCCACTTCGACCCATTCGCTGACGCATGAACTCTGTGGAAGCAGACATGGGCTCCCAAGCAGGCCGACCTTCCGCCTCGAAGTTTTTCCTAAAGGACGGAATCATCACGTCCCGAATAGATCGCTGCAGAGGCTCTTTGAACGTGCTGATGTCCATACCGAGCTTGTCGATATCTCGGGCGAGAATACCGATAGACGGTTTGAACTCGAAAGAGATGATACCTGAGTCAAGCCGGAGACCACTCAACAGCGCCATAGGTACCATCCCCCTTCCACATCAGTATACCTGGCCCATGGAGAACTTCGCATCTCCCAAGGACCGATCCCTGAGTGTGGGAGAGAGTGCGGAGGAGACGTCATTTGGGTAGTAGCCTGGGTCCTCAAGGGGAGTCGGCACCACGTTGGGGATGGCAATCGAACCGTCGAGGATTCCTGTGATCAGACCCTCAGCCTGGCCGCGGAGAAGCACCGCGTAGTCGTTCAGCGCTTCCTGCTCCTCGGAGTACTGCCTGTCGTAGAACCATGCCACATAGAGCATGGCAATAATTGTCTTGACGATGTCAGGGGTAGTAGCAGGGGAGGTCCAGGTGCCTACGTCCTCGGGGTAGGCTACGGTGAGCCGGGCGAGTACCTGGACCTCCATCTGCTCGGACAGCCCAGAATCCAACTGCGTGATGTTGAGCTTGGTCTTCTCAGCCCAAGCTTGAGCATCTCGCACTTCGATTCTGGGCATGTCCGCTCCTACTTCTTCTCGGTCTTGGTGCCCGTGTCGGCACCAGTACCCTTGTTGGCGTCGGCCGCTTGCTGCGCCTCCGCCGCGTCCTTCTTCGGCTCCCCGCCCTCGGCCTTGACCTCGGAGGCCTTCTTCGGAGGCACGTTCGGGTCGAAGCCGTCCGGCTGGACCTTGTACTCCTCCATGTGCTTCGAGGCCATCTCGTCGCGAAGCTCTTCGAGGGCCTTCCTGACCTTGTTGCCTGCCGGCGTGTCGGGGAGGTCCGCGACGCTGAAGGAGTTGGAGACCCCGCCAGGCAGCTCACGCTTCGCCGCGTAGAGCACGTCCTCACGAACGACGGAGCCGGACTCGATGAGCTTGGCCATGGTGTCGTCGTCCAGGCCGGTCACCGGCATCCCTTCCTGGATGTGCCGAACCCCGTCGCCCTCGCCGTGCTTGATGTGCGTGGTTGCGATCCACGTGTCAGCCATACGCTTCCACTCCTTACGGGATGGCGTTCTTGATGAGGTACGCCGTGATGAGGAGGTTGTCACCCTCGTGTCCGATCAGCTTGAGGTCGTACCGACGCGAGCAGCGAACGAGGTCCGACTTGCGCGGTTCCTCACGCCAGCGGTCGACTTGCTGAGCCTGGCCGCCGTAGCCCCAGACGAACTCGCGACCGAAACCGATCGAACGCTGGCCGCCGCCTGGCTGCACGTACGCCAGGATGACGTCCTTGCCCCACAGGTAGGTGATGTTGGCCGAAGTGGCCGCCACACCGGCACCCGCCGTCGAGTAACCCGTGCCGGGCACGATGATGTTCGGCATGCCCAGGACTGAGCCGATGATCTCCTCGGTGAGGATGCCCCGCTCGGAGTACTTGATGCGCTCGATGAAGTCCGGGTGGTCCTCCAGGTTCGACATCACCAGCCAGGGGATGATGCAGACGTTCGGAGGCGTGAACAGCTTCGAGTGGATCGTCCGCACACCCGTACGGATGTCACCGATCGGGTTGGACGTCGCATAGTTCGCGACGTCCCACTGCGCCGTACCGGAGAGCGTGACCGAGTGGCCTGCAGCGTAGTTCGCGGCGGTCGTGGCCATGTCCTTCATGGCCTTCTCGCGACCCAAGATGATGCGCATCGTCACCAGCTCGGTCGCGTCGCGGTCCGGCGTGAGTGGAGAGTCGACGTTCTGTCGCTCTTCGTCCGTCACCGGAATCTGCAGCGCGTGCTCGTTCGCGAAGTAGGTGTCGATCGACACCTTGCGACCGGGGATCTCGTTCGCGACCGTACCCGGCGCACGAAGGTCGTGGATCTCCAGCTTGGTGGTCTCGCGGTCGAAGATGTAGTACTTGTCTGACTGCTTCATCACGTTGAGAGCAGGGAACAGAACAGGACCCGCGAAGTTCTGGTTGATCGGCCACTCGATCGAGATCTGCGTGAGAACTTTGTCGACGTGGACGTTGCCAGCACCTGTTGGCGCGTAAACCGCCATCTTGCCTCCTCCCTGCTATCAGGCGGCCTGGGCGCCCATGGGCGCCAGCCACACGTCGAAGTACTGGTCGGTCGCCGTCGTAGCCGTCATGGCCTTGCCGACGATGTTGGTGCCTGCGGCTGTGGCCGACGCAACGAACTTGCCTGCCGTGTCGATGGTGTCTGGTGCTCCGACACCAATCG